TCGCATCCAAGGTGCCATCCACACTTTGATATCAGCCTTACGTGCCCACTGACAGAACATATAATCTTCTGACAGATAACGCTTAGAGTCGGGGCAGATTACACAATCAAAGTATGCCATGATTTCACGAGTGCCATCAAAGTTATCAGAACGAACATGATCTGGCTTGTAAGAAAACTCTGGATATGCTTTTGCATAATTCTCAAATGCTTTGCGCTGAATCATCATGAATCCAGTACCACCTTCAAGAACTTCAACTGGCTCATTTAATGGAATCTCTGGTCGACCATCTGCTGGGTTGAAAACATAGTCACCAACAAAGTTGGCAAGTTTCTGAGGATTCTCGTCAGCAAAACCTTTGTCAACTGCTCGTTTGATTTTTTCCCACGAGATAACCTTCTTAGGGTATGGACCACAAACAATATCTTTATCTGACTCTGGATCAGCTAATGCTGCAAGAGCAAGAACATCATGTGGATTGAAACCAATATCGGAATCAATAAACATTAAGTGTGTGTAGTCACTCCGCATAAACTCATCAGCACAATAGTTTCGGGCACGAGTAATCAGAGACTCATTGAATAGGAAAAAGAATTCTGTTTGAATTTCATATTCAGAACAAATTTTCTGCAACTCAATCATTGCTCGTGTATATTGACCACCACAGGCGCCACCATACATGGGCGTGGCAATAAAAATCTTTCGCTTTCTCAATTCACTAATGTCAATACTAACTTCACTCATTTATTTTCTCCATGTTGTAGGTCATGATTATACATTGCAATGATTGCATAGTGAATAATCTTCATAAGGTCTTTGCGATTATATCCATCTTTCTTACCATATCGTTGAGCATACTTCATCACATTACCCAAGCAGAATCCTTCACCATGACCACCGTCAATAATGAATTCAGTTGCTTGATATTTGTTTGTAGAATAATGCTCACCATAAGTACCATCAATATAATCTTGCAGTTGGCGAAGGATTTCACCTTCATTATATTTATACTCTATCATATCGTATTTCATTTAATTTAAAAACTTTCTTTGAAGCAATCATATTCTTTTGAGAACCAATTTTGAACTTCTTCCCAAAAATTAGGGCGATCATCGCTGCCATCGTTGAACTCTTCAGATACTTCATCATACGGAAGCATACCCAAAACATCTTCGTAGTACTCTTCGTCAAGATGTTCTTCGTAATCTGTATCTTTACCCAGACCATATACGCCAATAAAGTTAGGCATCTCATCTTCGTAAGTTGCCCAAACTACAGCATCTAATGAATTAAGTTCAACTAACTTTTCATGAAGTTTATCATAGAACTGAACAGGCGGTGACCAAGCAGAAGTGCATGAGATATTGGTAGAATTAATATCATCAAATGTCAACCACTTTGCACCGACATTATCGATGTACCAATCATAAGAGTTATCATGATCCGAATAGAGTTCTTGAAGAAGAGTTTCCTCATTCATATTTTCTAGGAAATCTTTTGCTTCGTCGGATAAATTTTCAAAATTAATGTACGATGTTACGTGGTTTGCCATTTTTTATCTCACCTTTGGATATTCATATACTTTGTTACGTTCCACAAATACTTTTTTCAATTTTTTAGTTTCTTGTTTATTTTCGCCTAATACATAAGCATACTTATGTTTTGTTGGAACATTAAGTATTTTTTCAGCTTTTTTTATAGCGATTTTAGACTGCTCTCTCAATTTCTGTTCAATATCATTCGGAACATTTTCCCATTGCATTCCACGAATTTCTTGTTCCCATTTTTTATCCCAAATAATACCAAGCTCTTCAGCGTATTTTTTATACGCATAAACTTGACGAAAATATCGATCAGAAACAATTTTTCCACTATATGGACTTACATATCTTTCTGTCCCACCAAACTTATTACCAAGATAATAAAAATTACACGCTTGATAAATTGTGCCAAGTTCTTTTGCTGCTGGATCAGAATATGCAGTAAATAAACGATACTGTGTATTTTTGACCATCCAACGAATACACCACATAATAAAAGAAGATGCTAAATGTTTCGGAGACCAACTAATACAAGCACCACGACTAATGAGTCTTTCCAATTTTGGAGTATCTTCTCCAAGCATTTTCGAAAATGCATTTGGCTGATTCATAATAATAACACCAGCAAGTTTTGGAAAACCAGATCCATTATAATAAGCAGCAAACCAATGAGAAGACATCTGAGAAATATTACCCAACCATTCATGTCGCTCAATAAACTCAATCATTTGTTGTTGTGCTTCTTTACTCACAACTCTTTCAAAACTAAAATCTGAAAGAGTTATAGCTTCTGCTTCTTCTTTGTTTAAAAATGCTTCTTTAAGATCTTGATCAAAATTATTAATTCTTATGTCATATTGCCAGCAATGATCTTTATCATAAGAAACTAATCTCTTTTGGAAACCATCAGACATTTAAAACCTTCTTCAAGTCAGGAGCCCAATAGTTTGGACCTTTCAATACTTTACCATCTTCACGATAGATAGGTTTACCATCTTCGCCAAGTTTGCTCATGTTACTATTATGCACTTCTTCAAAGCATTTGTCAAGATCAATTCCAAAAGAATGTCCAGCACCATATACAACATAGAGAAGGTCAGTCAGCGCATCTGCAATCTCTACAATATCTCGCTTATCTAAGCCTTCACGAAGTTCTTCAAGTTCTTCTCGAATCAATTCGTATCGGAGTTCTGACACGGATGTCCACTGCGGTTCAGTTTCTACATCTTGACCGAACGCATTCATGAAGTCTGCAACTTTATTGAAATTTGTCATTTCCACCTTCTCAATTTATAAGCATAATATACGGGGAGATATTTAACGACTACGGCGTAGACGCAACTTTTGATCTTTCTTAGCTTTGCTAAGATGATAAGCCGTAGCTTTACTTGTAAATACAATACCTGAAAGGTGATCGTATTCATGCTGAATTGCACGAGCGGTGAATCCAGTAAATTTTGTAGTTGTCGTTTCATTATTCATATCCGTAAATCGTAACCGAATTTCTTTTGGTCGTTTGACCTTCACAAAAAGACCTGGAAAACTCAAGCAACCTTCATCATAATAAACCGTCTCTTCTGAAAAGTCAATGATTTTTGGATTGAAAAATGCCATGATCGATTCTTTATTTGTAGGATCACCAACTACGAACACTGAAAGAGGAATACCAACTTGCGGTGCTGCAAGACCAACACCGTTATGTTCAATCATTTTATTTGCCAAATCTTCTGCAAGTTGTTTTGGATCTCGGTCAGTTGTTTCAAAATTGAACAAAACAGTAGGTTGTTTAAGTATTTTATCATGTGTGTGTACCAGTTCTAACATGGAAGTTCCTTTACAATATAATCTCCAAGCTGGCATAATTCTGCCCATTCAATTGCTTGTTCTTTTGTATCAAATTTTCGATATGTCGTATTTTCATAATGAACATTGGGTTCGTGATGTAAAACCCACAAATATGAATCTTCAAATTTTACCTGTATGCCATACATTATGATGAGATACGTGAAAAATTCTTATGTTTCTCAAAACGAATAACAGACCTAAACTTGTCTTGTAGAATATCACCACGATGAGATATAACGAAGACATTGGTATCTTTACCAAGTTCATTCAACAACTTGAGAAATTCATCACAACCACTTACGTCAAGTGACGCATCAAAAACTTCATCAAGGATTAACAAGTTTGTATTTGTAGAGTTCTTCATCTTAGCAATAGAACGCCATGTCAATAACAAAGCAAGGTCGATTCGCATCTTCTCACCTTCGCTGAACGACGAGTAACTAAACTCATCACGGTGACGAGACTTGATTATTTCTTCAAAGTTTTCATTCAGTTCAAAGTTAACAAAGAACTCCATTGCAGCCAAGTATTTATTCACTAGCTTGTTCATGATAGGAATATATTGACGAACAATTTGTGTCTTGATGCCTTTATCTTTGAGAAGGTCAGCAGCAACATCAAGAAGTTCTTTCTCATGAATCTTTTCTTCTTTATCAGATTCATAGTCAGCAATCAACTTCTGGATATCTTCAATCTTCTTATTTTCTTCTTTAAGATCGCCGCCCTGTTCTGTTTCAGTTTTTACATCCTCATTGAGTTTTCGAATGTATCGATTCAGAGAGGAGACTTGATTATTCTCATCTGTAACTTTTTCAAGGATTGTATTGATGTGTTTGTTGACTTGAAAAATATCATTAAGCCGTTCGTTGTTTTTTCGTAGTTCAACCTCCAACTTTTCAAGTGCATCATCAATCTCGGCAATCTTATTCTTACCATTATCAATATGATTACACTTGTGTTCTTCATCAATTACTTGGTCACATGTTGGACAGTTATCATTGTTTTCATAGAAACTAATCTCACGCTTTAACTTCTTTACCTTATCTTCAAACTTAGACTCAATATCTTGAATGCTTTTCAACTTACTACGAGTGTCGTTTTCATCTTCAATCGTAACCTGCAACTCTCTAACTTTTTCATTGGACTTATCAATTGAAAGTTCAAGCCGAGCAATAGAAGATTCAGACTTATCAATCTCAGACTTAATTGTTTTGATTCGTTCTTTGTTTTTTGTTTTGATATCATTAATATACTGCTTATGGACATTGAGTTTTTCTTCCTCAAGGTCAATAAACATTTTGATATCTTTAAGATTGCTTTTGTTCGTTTGAAGTTTCTCTTTTAAAAGAACATTCATTGCGGTGAAGATTTTGATATCAAGAAGGTCTTCAATAATCTCACGGCGCTGATGTGTGGGCAACTGCATAAACGGAACGAATGTAGACGAACCAAGAATTACAATCTGAGTAAACGAGTTGTAGTTGAGTTTGAGGATATTCTTTTCGAGGTGTTCTTGATAGTCACGAACAGACGCTGTTTGATCTATTAGTTTATCGTTGATGTAAATCTCAAACTTAACTGGCTTGATACCACGAACAACTTTGTAATCAATGCTACCAATCTTAAACTCAACTTCAATCAACGCACCTTTTTGATTGACACTGTTGACAAGTTGAGGTTTGTTAATTTTACGGAATGGTTTACCAAACAAACCAAAGCATAAAGCATCAAGAACGGTAGACTTACCAGCACCATTCTCACCAATTATCAAAGTATTTGGACTTCGGTCTAATTGAATCTCAGTCCACACATTACCAGTAGATAGCAGATTTTGAAATCTGACATTACGAAAATGGATCATTATACCTCTAAGTTCTGCGCTTCATTATATAAGTTAGCAAATAGCTGATTGAGTTTCTTTTTGTCAACTTCGGTATTCATTCCATCAACAAACTTATAAAGAGAAGTCAAAGTGTCTTCAGCTTCATTAAATATTTCTTCTTCAGATTGTGCGTCCATATGTTTATTATCATCAACGATGGATACATTAGCAGGATTTGCTTTATAAAGATTATCAAGCATCATATCAAACCAGTATGGATTTGTTTTATTCTGAACGATTACCTTTACATATGTATCATGATATGACTCATAATCAATTCCTTGCATGACTTGTTCCATAGTTTTATCAAGGTCATCATACCAGACCTTATGAAACATTCTATATGGATTTTGAATGAAAGTCAAGTCTCTTTTGTCAGAATCAAAGATATGAAATCCTCGCTGGTCGTTATAACAACTCCATGTCAACTCATACGGATTGCCAAGATAGTGAATGTTGTCTCTTGATGACTTGTGATGGAAGTGACCAGAGCATACCATATCAAACTTTTCAAATGGTTTTGTATCCATACCATCATGCGCTGTTTGACCAAGGTGCATAACGAAACCATTAAGTTCAAGATGACCGAACAAAATCTGCGACTTAGTATGAGATATATGCTCCATACATTCTTTGTAGTTTGTATTTTGAATCCATGGCATCATTGTAATATCAACACCATCAAACTGAATATCTTTTGGATCAGCATAGATGTGAATATTTTGTTTATCAAACAATTCGTTCATTGCATTGATATGATTTGTATTACGGTAAGGAATATCGTGGTTGCCCACAATAACATGTAACTCAATACCAAGATCAACACATGGCTGCACAAAGATTCGCTTGAATTCATTCAACGTGACATAGTTGATAAACTTACGACGGTCAACAATATCACCAAGATGAAAGATTGTCTTGATGTTGTTTTCTTTGAGATAAGGAAAGAATACGTTGCTATAAAATTTATCAAAAAAGTCAAGAAATGTTTTACTGTCACCTCGAACACCGAAATGGGTATCTGTAATGATTGCTGCTTTCATTCATCGTCACCGCTAATAATAATGTCAACTGGTGTAGTGTCTTTGTTAATTTTCTTTTTGCGTTTGGTCTCTTCAAACTGCTCAATAAAATTATCGACATATTCGTTTGACCACTCACCAACTTTACCTGGTGGAGAATAATCAGAAGTATCTCCTTCTTGTGTTGATTTATTCATATTCAATGCATAAGACTCTTCAGTGTATTTCAATTTAGTATACAATACTTTTTTCTCTTTGGCAATACGCCTTAGAAATGCATAGTAAATAATTTGTGTGAAATATGCAAAAGGATTCTGCGACTTTTCTGGATTGAAGTTATCAATATACTGAAGACAGTTTTCAATACCATCACTAATCATATCTTCTTTATATGTGTAACCAGAGAAGTTTGGTTTATGAGAAAGATTTACAGCAATCTTCATGAGACACTCGCCGATGTAATGTGGTACACGAGGTCGTTCTTTACCAGATTCTTTTGCTTCAATAACAGAACTTCGAAACTTAATCATAGCCTCTAAAAAGTCTGGATTATTCACATAATGTTTTTTTCTCTTTTTCTTCTCAGCCATAATCAATGTACCTTAATATCTGTATTTGCATATAATTCGTAGAAAGCGTTGAATGAATCTTCTTCAACTTTTTCATCTTTATTGAGTTCAATATCATCTAACACATCTAATGTCTCATGGTAGTAATCTATCATATCTTCTGCTGGTGTTGCAATAATCAACACGTTTCTACTTTTGATTGGAAAATCATTTTGTTCTGTAAAAGGAATCCATTTTGAAGAACGTAACACAGATCCATTAGTTGTATTCTTAATATGAATTTGAATTGGTTTATA